TGATACAAATTTCAGACTAAAAAATGCGTTTGAAAGATGGCAGAACGGTATTAACAATATGACTGACAACGAAGGTTTAACTAACCCAGTTGACTATCAAGTTGATGCGTTTGTAGATCATTTAGACAGAAACGGTAATACTATAAAATCTTACACACTGAGAGGGGCTTTCCCTACTTCAGTTGGTGGGATTCCATTAGACTACGAAACAACTGATGCGATTGAAACTTTTGATGTGACTTTTTCATATCAATACTTTGAATCAAATACTACTACTTAATCTTAAATTACTAGGGGGAGTAAAATCCCCCTTTTAAGAACTAGTATAAGTATTATAAACAAAGGAAATATAATATGGCTGAATTATTTGGTTTTAGTATTACAAAGCTAAAACAAAAAGCGGATCCAAAACAAAGTTTTACAACTTCACAGGCTGATGACGGAACACAAACCGTATCGGCAGGAGGACACTTTGGTTCTTATTTGGACATGGAAGGTACTGCGAAGACAGAACAAGACCTTATCCGTAGATATAGAGAAATAGCAATGCACCCAGAATGCGATATGGCAATAGAAGATATTGTCAATGAGGGTATTGTTGCGAATGAATTGAAAGACGCAGTAAGAGTTATCTTTAATAATCTACCTTACGGAAGAGATATACAAAGAAAAATAGAAGACGAATTCCAGGAAGTTTTAAGATTAATGAACTTCAATACAAGAGGCCATGACATCTTTAGAAGATGGTACGTTGATGGTCGTATATTCTATCAAAAGATTATTGATAGAGAAAATTCTAAAAAGGGTATAGTAGAATTAAAATATATTGACCCAAGAAAAATTAAAAAGATTAGGGAAGTCAGAAAGAAAAGACCTGATGTTCCTAGTCCGTCAGCTCTAAACAGTTTAGCTGTTGTAGATGAATATGTAGAATACTTTTTATTTAATGAAAGAGGTGTGTCAGGAACTACTGGTACCGCAGGTATTAAGATAGCACCAGATACAATCGCATTTTGTCCGTCAGGTATAATAGATCAAAATAAAAATATGGTCTTATCATACTTACACAAAGCGATTAAACCTACAAACCAATTGCGTATGATTGAAGACGCAGTGGTCATTTATAGAATAGCTAGAGCACCTGAAAGACGTATCTTTAAAATAGACGTTGGTAACTTGCCTAAAGCAAAAGCCGAACAATATTTAAGAGACGTTATGGCGAGATACAGAAATAAATTAGTATATGACGCTAACACAGGTGAAATTAGAGATGACAGAAATTATATGTCAATGCTTGAAGACTTTTGGTTACCAAGTAGAGAAGGTGGAAGAGGCACTGACATAACAACTTTACCAGGTGGACAAAACCTAGGTGAGATGACTGATGTTGAATATTTTAGAGCGAAACTATATCGTTCTCTTAATGTTCCCGTTAGTAGATTAGAAAGCTCTCAAGGATTTAACATGGGGCGAGCCTCAGAAATTACTAGAGATGAATTAAAGTTTACTAAATTTGTTCAAAGATTAAGAAAGAAATTTACAGAATTGTTTAATGACATTTTAAGAACTCAATTAGTTTTAAAAGGTGTCATAGCTGAAACTGACTGGCACGTAGTCAAAGATTGTATAATGTATGATTTCATACAAGATGGACACTTTGCTGAACTTAAAAATGCTGAACTTCAAAGAGAAAGATTAGCGTTGGCAAATGAGATGAGAGATTACGTTGGTAAGTTTTATTCTGTACAATACATAAGAAAAAATGTTTTAAAACAAAACGATAGAGAAATGGAAGATATGGATAAACAAATCAAAAAAGAAATTGATGATGGTATTATTCAAAATCCTATGGCTCAAATACAAAATGAGGAGAAAAAATAATGAGTGAAGAAGTAAAAAGTTTCGTTGACAAACTTGCGGCAGGCGATAACGCTGGTGCTGGTGATGCGTTTAAAGATGCATTAAGAGTTAAGGTTGGTCAAACGTTAGATAATCACAGAAAAGATATGGCTGGTAATTTGTTTAATCAATCAAATACACCTATACCTGAAGTAGAAGCACATAGTGACCCTAAACCAGAAATAGCTGATGTAGGGACATTTACACATGATGGACAAGTGCAAACTAGTAATGATGTCAAAGATGGTTCCGCAGAAATGGACTTAACACAAGATGGTACAGCAGATACCATGGTAGGAGTAGATGTCAATGCAGGTGAGCAGAATAGTTAAAGAGAATCTATTAATAGATTCACAAGCTTACAATAGTCTTTCGCCTAATATGAAAGACGCTGTAAAAGATGTATTTTCGTTTTATAAAGAAGCGAAAGGTAACATTGTAGAAAGATTTGAAAGCGCAATTAAAGAAGTTGCTGCTATACATAATTTAGAAGTTAAACAAATAGAAGATTACTTTGATAAAGAAGTAATTGAAAAATTAGGAGAAGACAAATAATGTCAACAGTAATAGCAAAAGGTAATGTGGTAAACAATCCATCACTTAATGATATTGGTCGTGCTCATTTTGTTAGATGTACAGCAACTGCTGCTACTCAAACTATTGAAATAAGAAGTTTGGATAGTACAGTATTAGGTCAAGTATATTTACATGCAGCAGGTGATACAGTAATTATTGAAAAAGCAGCAGACGATAAAATTACAATGGCAGATGGTCATGCATCAGCTGTTGGTTCACCAAGAAGTTAATTATGATTACGGCTACCAAGCTAACGGATAATAGTTTTAACATTATAGTTAAAGCGAATGGAGTTGGAAGTGAAGACGAACAGACTTTGGTAGATGTAGTAAATTCAAATAATGCGACTTCGGAACCTAAAGTTTCAATCGCAGATATACATTATGAAATATTAGGCACTGGTAAGTGTACAATATTTTTTAAAAACGATATAGAAAAAAAGGTAGAAATTACGGGTAGAGGAAACTACGGATTGAAACCTAGTGAAGATAGAATTAAAGATGCAATAGGTGATATTTTACTAACAAGCGACTCTGATGTTACAAGTTATAATGTAGTAATAGAGGCGCAAAAAGAATCAGGATATACAAACTAATGGCTGACGCAGTAACAACACAAACAATATCAGATACTTCAGGTGTCAAATTTGTAGCGAAACTTACAAATTTCTCTGATGGAACTGGCGAAACTTTAGTGAAAAAAGTTGATGCATCTGAACTTACTTTTATGAGTGAAGATGGCAATAGATCAATCGCTAGAGTATATTATTCAATAAACACATCAGATAATAAGTCAGGTGTAGAGTTGATTTGGGACGGAACAACAAACGCAACTGCTTTATTCTTATCTGGTAACGGTTTTATGGACTTTAGAACAGATGGAAATAGTATTCCAAACAATGCCGGTACTCCTACTGGTGATGTTTTACTATCAACTAAAAACTTTGCGAATGGTGATAACTATACGATTATTGTAGAGTTTAGGTAAAAAATAGTATAAATATATCTATAAGAGAGAGAAAAACTATGAAACTAATTTCCGAAGAAATAAACAACGCCGAGTATCTTATTGAAGAAACTAACGGTAAGAAAGATTACAAAATTAAAGGTATCTTTTTACAATCAGAGTTAAAAAATAGAAATGGAAGAGTCTATCCAAAAGATGTACTTGAAAATGAAGTAAAAAGATATAACCAAGAATTTGTCAATAAAAAAAGAGCGTTTGGTGAGTTAGGGCATCCTGACGGACCAACTATCAACCTAGAAAGAGTATCACATATGATTACGAAACTCTATCCAGATGGTAATAATTTTATTGGTGAAGCAAAAATAATGAACACACCATATGGTAAGATTGTAAAAGGTCTTATTGATGAGGGCGCACAATTGGGTGTATCTTCTCGTGGTATGGGTTCGTTAGTACAAAGAGGTGGCGTTAATGTTGTAAAAGACGATTTTTACATCGCAACCGCTGCTGATATTGTAGCAGACCCATCTGCTCCTGACGCTTTCGTAGAAGGTATTATGGAAGGTAAAGAGTGGGTATGGGACAACGGCGTACTTAAAGAACAAGATGTAGCCGCTTGGAAAATGGAGATTTATAGAACAAGAAAAAGAGAATTAGAAGAAAAAAAGGTTAATATCTTTAAAAACTTTCTTCAAAAACTTTAATCTTATAAATATCCTATAACGAAACAAAAAATAAACGTTTATTTTTATAAGGGAGATTTCAATGGCCGAAACAGATAAGAAAATTGAGGCAATGGAACAGGAAGTTAGTGAAGTGGTAAATCCACAAGCTGATGCTCCGAAGAAAAACGCTGTAGCGGCTGAGCCTACGCATTTAAAAAACGATGCACAAGACTTAGGTCCAGCGGTTGTAAAACCGACTGACAGCAATCCAGACGCTTCAAAATCTACAAAACCCGTTTCTGGTGATGCACAACAAAAAAGTGCTGGCGCTGCTGATGCAATGTCAAAACTTAAAGGTGAATCAAAAGAGACAGACGAAAAATCCTTAGAAGATAAAGAGAAGGCAGAAATGGCACACGCAGATGACAAAGATAAAAAAGATATGAAAGCTTCTTATAAAAAAGAAGAATCAGAACTTGATATCAAAGCAGATGTAGATGCACTTATTGGCGACTCTGATTTATCTGAGGAATTTAAACAGAAAGCTGCGACAATTTTTGAAACTGCGATTAGAGCAAAAGTCAAAGAAGAATCTCAAAGATTACAAGGCGAGTATGAAACTAAATTAAAAGAAGATACTGAAGCTCATAAAGCTGATGTTGTTGAAAAAGTAGACTCATACCTTAACTATGTTGTTGAGGAATGGATGCAAGAAAACAAGATCGCTATTGAAAGAGGTATCAAAGGCGAAATTGCTGAGGACTTTATTGGTGGTTTGAAAAAACTATTTGAAGATCACTATATTGATGTCCCAGATGAAAAATATAATGTGCTTGAAGATCAAGCTTCTAAAATAGAAGACCTTGAAAAGAAACTTAACGAAGAAATTGAAAAGAATGTTAAATCTAATAAGACTATTGGTGAGTTAAAAAGAGAAGATATAGCGAAAGCTGTTTCTGAAGACTTAACTGATACTCAAAAAGAGAAATTTAACAAACTAGCAGAAGAAGTTGAGTATTCAAACGAGGAAGACTTCACTACTAAAGTTAAGACAATTAAAGAGTCTTACTTTGGTAAGCAAGAAGCGAAATCTAATGATATAGATGATGTGGCGGTAAGCGATGGATCTACAGTAGAACCTGCAGATTTAACAAACAGCATGGCTGCTTATAGCGCCGCTATAAGTAAAACTAAAGACATTAAGTTGTCAAAATAATAATATAGAGGGAGAAAAATACAATGTATTTATCTGAAACTTACGAAAAGAAATGGCAGCCAGTCCTAGAGCACCCTGATTTACCAAAAATCGGAGACTCTTACAGACGTGCCGTTACAGCTACAATCTTGGAAAACCAAGAAAGAGCACAAAAAGAAGACAACGCTTTCTTAAACGAAGCAGCGCCTACTAACAATACTGGTGGAACATCAAATTGGGATCCAATTTTAATTTCACTTGTTAGAAGAGCAATGCCTAATTTGATTGCATACGACATTGCAGGTGTACAACCTATGACTGGTCCAACTGGTCTAATCTTCGCAATGAGAAGTAGATACACTTCAGCAACTGGTGCAGAAGCATTATTTGACGAAGCTGATACAGATTTCTCAGGAAGAAACGCAGCGGGTGATTCAACAGCAGGCCAAACTGGTGCTGGTTCAGGATCTAACGCAGCTGGTTCACACACAGGTACAAACCCAGCTCTATTAAACGACAGCCCAGCTGGCGCTTATAGAAAAAACGAGGGTATGACTACTGCTACTGCTGAAGCACTTGGAGACGCTTCTGGTAATGCATTTGCTGAAATGGCTTTCTCAATTGAGAAAACTACAGTAACTGCTAGATCAAGAGCTCTTAAAGCTGAATACACTATGGAACTTGCTCAAGACTTAAAAGCAATCCATGGTCTAGATGCTGAAACAGAACTAGCAAACATTCTATCTGCTGAAATCCTTTCGGAAATCAACAGAGAAGTTGTTAGATCAGTTTACATCAATGCTGAAAAAGGTGCATCAACTAATGGTGGTGCTGCTGTTAATACAACTACTGAGGGTGTATTTGATTTAGATACAGACTCAAACGGAAGATGGTCAGTTGAGAGATTCAAAGGACTAATGTTCCAAGTTGAAAGAGAAGCTAACGTTATCGCACAGAGAACAAGAAGAGGAAAAGGTAATATGATTATCTGTTCTTCAGATGTTGCCTCTGCGTTACAAATGGCAGGTGTTTTGGACTACGCTCCAGCACTTAACAACAATCTAAACATTGACGATACTGGTAATACTTTTGCTGGTGTATTAAATGGTAGATTTAAAGTGTACATAGACCCATACAGTGCAAACAATGTAGCTAAACAATATTTTGTTGTTGGTTACAAAGGTACTTCACCGTACGATGCAGGTATGTTCTATTGTCCTTATGTTCCACTTCAAATGGTGAGAGCAGTTGGCCAAGATACGTTCCAACCAAAAATCGGTTTCAAAACTAGATATGGATTAATTGCTAATCCTTTCGCAGAAACTGGAGCAGTTGCTTCAGGTGCTGTATCTGGTATAACTGATTCTGGTAATGCGAACTCTAACAGATACTACAGACGTGTTCAAGTTGCGAACTTAATGTAATATTTGTTTACAAACAATTTAAAAAGGGCGGCCTAAAAAACCGCCCTTTTTTTATGCCTAATGTATAAATAGTATAAAGGAAACCACTTCGGATGGCACCAAATAGATTTACATATCTAGTATTGACATTGCTTATTTTGTTTGCTATTTCAATGTCATTATAAAGATACTAAATAATACTATGAAAAATATATTAACACAATACTTTTGGATATTTTCAGTTGCAATTGCTATACTAGTTTTATCTCTAATGTTGTTTCCTGAAAAGAAAAATAGACTAGAGTTTATTGAAGAAGAAATAAAGAAAGTACAAGAAAAGAAAAAGGTACTTACTAGTAAAGAAAAAGAACTTGAAAAACTAGCCACCGAAAAGGACTGGGAACAGGTGGATAAGGACACGACTAAATAGTATTATGACAGTTACAAACTCACTAACTAGACAACCTACAAAATTAGATTACGCTAGTCCTACTCAATTTAAATTTAGTATTCTTAAACTTCCTAAAGTGGAATACTTTTGTACTTCTGTAAATATACCTGGAATTAATTTAGGTGAAACTACACAAGCAACTCCACTAAAAAAGATACCTATACCTGGTGACACACTAACATACGAGCCATTACAAATGACTTTTTTGGTAGATGAAAATTTAGAAAACTTCCAAGAGATACATGGCTGGTTAGTTGGAATAGGTTTTCCTAGAGATAATTCAGAATTTAGAAATTTACTAACTTCGGGTAGCGATAGATTTCCTACTAGAAATGCGTCTAATGTAT